GAACCACGACTACCAACATAGCATGTGGTGGTCATATTAAATGGGTGGTTGTAAACATAATTGTATTTTCCAGAGACAGTTTTGTCATGAATTCCATTAGTGTCAAAACCCCCACAAAGAGGGTAACGACTCATTAGGGTGTGCTCAATGGCTAAAGCCGCACTAGTATTCGAAGTAATCTTACGTGTAAGTGTGAGGGTCGCTCTTCTTAATAGCGCTCGCACCGAAGTCACTTTTTCTCCCATACAAACACCAAAAGTTTCTGGATGAGTCGTAGTTGAACCCTTAAAAATTAAAAGGGATCGTGGCTTATCATAACCAAAAACATTGTTTGACTGTGGGAGGAATTTTGAATAATCGAAATCGACTAGGTTATAGCCGGATTGTGGGAAATATGTAATAGATTGATCAATTTCATCGGGATCCCCGAGCTCGAAATCATCTCCTGCACGAATATAACACATGATGAAAGCATCAGCCGTAGTAACTGGTGCTGTCAATGGAGTGTTTACGACAAGAGAAAGTACTCCAAGCGAATTATCGGGATCGGCCGTAATTGGACCAGCTGATTCAACGTACTGAGGAGTCAGTACATTTTTGTTGACGGTAGTCCACGGAGTTTCTTTGACATATGGCACAACAATTTCTACATCAACATCACTTGTGATGTCAATGATTTCATTATATTGCGCAGATGGATCAACTGATGAAGACACAGCTGGGTCAAAGAATATTTGTAAACGGCCTCGATGGTATTGTGAGCATATAATTTTAAAACGAAAAATGAGAGAACCTCTCCAATATTTAAACATATGTGCAAAATGAGAAACTGGAGGAAGCACAAAATTTGTTCCATTAATAATTGGCATTGTAGGACCTGCATTAATCTGTCCAATCTGAGTATTGGCACCAGCAGCAGTGGTCCAAGCCATAACGGTATACATTGCTTCCTTCTTACATAAAACATTCAAATTCATCTCATCTAATCCACTTAGACCACAGACACGAGGATCTACGACCAATTCATTTTTAGGATCAAGAGACAACTTTTCCGTTGGTTGACCAATCTCGGTAGAAGAAAAACTGTGAAAGGGCAAGTCTTTGTAAGGACTCACTGAATCAATCACAGGGGTTTTTGTGAAACCAAAATATTTGGCGACGTTGGCGACACTTGATGCTATCATATTTGTTGATCGAGCGAACGCACCAATATATGGTACATTCTCCAATTTACTAGCAACAGAAGCGACAGCAGAAGCAGGTCCTGAAACAGGACCATCCTCCTCATATTCGTCACCTTGGGGTTTCACGTAAGAAAAATCAAAGTCCACTAAATCTTCCCCAGATTGGAGAGCTGCTTTGACAGTTGGCATCAACAGAGTCACATTCTCCAACCACGCATAAACTTGAATATCCAAATTCGTGGTGGAAGTAGATGCAGTTCGTAGTTGGACCAAAGCATCTAATCGCAATTCCCCCATGTTCTGAACATCACTGGCACTAGTGATATCCAAATAATTTTTGGGGTAAAAGAACGGAATTTTCATTTCTGAACCTTGATTTGTGGAAGGGTAAATATAAGTGTGAGGACGCTGGGTGCGTATTGCATTGTGAATTGCACTATTAGCACCAGCATCAAAAGTTCTATCCTTCAATGGTCTGTAGTTTGCTAACACACATCCATAATAAAATGGGGATGCATTGATAATAAATTTCAAGTGTAGATCCGCTTTCAAGTATTTGTAATTTTCGATCTTGTTCTTTATGACGCTATGATTGAGGTATAAATACCATATATCATAAGCGCTATTAAGAGCAGTAAGAATATCATAATTAACAGTAGCAACCTTAACGGGTCTCGAAAGAAACGAACCGAGATCCGCGTCTGGGGCATTATCTGATGTAAATGTAGGATCACACGAAGAAGAAAAATCAAGCATCTGAGGCGTGACTTCATCATGAAAATCAGTCACTTGTTCTGTGTGGGATTTGTCGGTATTATCGCTACCGATAAGCGTTTTATTATCTTCTATTTTTTCAGCAGGCAAGTATAAGACTACAAGGATAACCCACTCCAAGTAGAATTTGTCACGTCACTTGATGACCAACCAACATCATCCCTAAAAAGGGATTTTGGGGAACGCCCAGGTAGGTAACAAATATGTTCCACGCTTTCACTTTTATAGACACAACAAATGTAAAATGAACAGTAACTAACATATAAGGCTACATTATGGTTACGACATTATAGCTTATGCCGCCATACTCACTTAGAGCATGGATTTTGGTAGTTTGCACTTCTCCACATAGAGTTCAAGCTCAGGGTATGAAGAAGTATGGGTTTGAAAAGCTTCTATATTATAAAGCTTCTCGGAGGCAACCTTCCAATCATTCACTAAAGAATCAAAAGAAGGGAAGGTCGATGGCGTTATCCAGGTGGTCCAATCTGGATTGGACTCAATTATACTACGCAGTTTGGGCACGTGCAGATCAAAAATTTGTCTACCGTGAAACGCCAATTCCCTCACCGCGCTTGAAACAACAGCACACAACTGCTCTTCTTTGCAGATAGTTTTCGAAGCAGTCCAGATAGTCAACATTTTATGAATAGAATCCATTTCTAGCGGACATCTGTATCCTTCAAAGTCATCATCCCAAACCCACTTTCGTTTCAAAAATGAAACATCATCAATGTGGATAAAATTGACACTTTCTGCTTTCTTATCAGCCATTGTGTACTTAATACCAATTTTCTCAAACTGTTTCTGCATATCGGTATGCCCAAATTGGACACCTTCTCTAACTCCCATAGCATTGTCATCACCATACGTTAATAAAGCTACATCATTGCGGAAATTTGAAATTAACTTCCTAGTTGCTTGCATATAAGCCATGCGTACATACAACGAATTAACTAAACTATTGATGATAACAGTCAAAGGATGACCGGATGGATTCGATCCAAAAAATTGCATGAGTGTACCATTGTAATCCATAGTTGGATAAGCAATATCGATGGCAATCCCACGCATAACTTTAAGATCTACCTCTGAATATCCAGCCTCCTCCGCTATACCAATGAGAATATCGAAAGCAGCCAAAATAGCACCTGGTGGCATCTGCTTATCAAAAGCAGAATAATCACCAGCAACCATGCGATCGTCACCAAAACGGGTTAAGTGTGAACGTAACACACCCCATTCTAAACTTTGGGCAACAGTACCGCACGCACACTCAAAAGCAATCTTGTTATTTTGAATAAGACGCACTAAAGATAAATAGTACATCCTAACGACAATTACAAAATCAACTGGAGCCCCGGCAAACACACGAGTTTTGCCGAGCTCAGCCTTTTCAAATGTGACTGGTTCATCCTTCAGATGAGCAGTGAAAATTGGTTGACAACTAATCCCCTGTTCATACATCTCAATCATCTTTTCTACACGATTCTGAATTTCAGGCGTAAAAACAAATGGTTCCTGCAAATTCCTCTGTGGGGGAACTGGTTCCTTGAAGTGTTTCTTAGATGTTCGCCATGGAAAACCAGCACTGGTATTGGTGTTAATTTTATCAATATATGACACACCTTCAGCGCCGTTCAAAGCAGTAAAATAATCCAGAACATGGACTATATCCAATTGATCTCCAACCATACTCAACACTTCACGCAAGTAACATTGAGCACCATAATCAAAATGATCCTGGTCAAAGAGAGTAATTGGAACTGACATTTTCTCCAAAGCAATGTACCATGGTTTCCAAGAATTCATAACGGGACGCGTGTAGTTTCTCTCCCATCCAAAAGTGGATGAAATTTCATCACAAATGGGAGTCTTACACACTGAACTCTTTGGTTTAGAACGGAAACCAGTAAAAGAACCATACACCCTGGCAAAGCCACCTTGAACCCAACGAACATTGGCTTTATGATGAAGCGTAGTCACTTCCTTTAGATCTTCTGGGGCATGATACACTTGGTGATTTGGAACTTTCTTAGGCAAGAAATCTTTGAGGTCATCAAAAATGATACTTCGAGCTGCGACTGTGATATTATTACACAGTGTATGAAATCCAACAATAACAGGACCACGTGGAGTCATTCCAATATATGGAGATCCACAATCACCATCCTTTGTCATCGAATCTGGATAACCAGCCCAAAGATCCATCTTTTCAGTAAAACAATCGTGAGCATAATCCTTCTGAAATTGCATATTACGAATACGGATACGCCGAATATGACCTTCTGGTTCTCGAACAACAGCCATTGCATTCATAGAACATTTCACATCACCTTGAATAAAAAGCTGAGTAATATCTTTGCCCGGAGGGATATGCTTCAGTTCAATGAAAGCCAAATCTTTTGCCGCGTTGTAACGAATGGCTGGTACCTGAACATAAATATTTTCAGATACACCGCCACCATTCACAGGGTTCGTGATAATTGCAACATTTCGAGATGTAGCAGAATGACAATGCCGTGGAAAAACCCATAAATGTCCGCACAAATTTAGTGCACGACAGGCTCTACCGTTATCAAACTGGATGAGAGCGCAATTCTTCTCAATCATGGAAGAAACTTCATCAATAGAAAAAGCTTTCCATGAAGATGTCATTGGGCTCACATCAATTGATGTTAAAGCATAATCATCCTTGTACCATACATTATCTCGCTCTTTCTCCTTAGGTTCAGGGGCTTTTCCTTTTGTATTAAGTGCACCCTGCACTTTTGCCGCTGGATACATAATCTTGCGATAAACATACACAAGACTAGCAATACCAGCAGCATACAAATAAAAGCGCCTGAAATTAGGATGTTGACCACGAACCCTCATCCAAAATAATTTCCATAGAAAATAATGGAATATAGGGAGAGTAACTGTTTTGGCAACAGAAAATGAGAAAAGAAACGTCAAGATCGCAGCAATCCCAAATGGAACTTTCATTATCAACAGCAAAAAAGTCGCAGTTGCAGACACAATTCCTGAGAAAAACCACAATCCAACTGGCAAAAAGACTCTTGTGACCAAAAAATAGTCAATCCAATGCTTGCACCAGCAAAAGACGAAATATCTATTACAACGTCTACAGGCAAGACCACTAGGCATTCTCTCACTTCCACCTGGGTTATTACGCCAGCAAACACAAAAACGTGCTCCAGATCCGCAAGTTTCACAAGTGCATGCACATTGCAATTCACTCGTTCCACACACTGGACACATCTCAATGTCTGGATTCGTACCGCAACTGTAAAACAGTTTGTGCCACCAAACCTTATACCACGGAGGCCGAGGCACAACAATTTCGACGGGTGTACTACCAGGATCTGGATTGAACATTTGTGGCGGACAATCACAATGACAGAACTGAGGAGGCATATTACACGTACTACAAAGGGAAATACCCTTCATGTGTTTCGCGGAATCTTTCACCTGAGTTTGAGCTTTTCGATGAGCAGCAGAAGCACTCTGAAACCATTTCAAGTACTCCTCAAGAGTTAAATCAGTAAAAATCTGCTCATACCTAGCAATTTGTCTACCATTCATGTAGTAAGGAATAACCTTGTGGACATCAAAAGTCCACCAATCTGGAAAATCACCTTCTTGGTGCATCGCAACTTCAGGATCCAACATATTGTTCTTAGCATACTCAGGCTTGACCTTGGGAGTCGTAATGTAAGGCATACGTCGAAGAACAGCAATAGGTGTTGAAAAATAATGATGCGCATTAAGATTAAAAGTATTTGTCGTCGCAACAACAAACTCCGGTCTACAAGCAACCATACCTTTATCCTCCAATTTCGCTTGATTCGGAGAAAAAGGCATTGGGTTGTTGATTTGAATAATCTCAGTCACAGAATGATCCCCATTGGGAGCCTTATTGGGATTCATGTAAGCAACATCATCCATGATGATGCACCACATATATGTCTTAAAACCATCCCAGTAATCAGAGACTCCATTATGATGATAACGATACTCATCTTCCTCAGGCAAAGCGTACAATTTAGCAAAGTAAGTCACCAACATTGAAGTTAATGTAGATTTACCAATACCAGTGTCACCATGCAATAGCGTAACAAATGGTGCTTTGCGAGTAGAGGATGCAAATCGCATAGTCTGAAATTGCGCTCTCATACGCTTACATTCGTTAACTACAGCATTAGCCCTGCGCTTATCAAATTCCGAAATTCGCGAAGCAAATTTAGCAATGCTGACTCCTTTTTCAATGCAAGAGTCCAATCTTCCCAGGAAGCTCGCTTCAGACAATTCATCAACATCATCATTGGCATAACCAGCTAAATTTGTTTTTAAAGATTCAACTTCACTCATCCATTCTGTGTAAGCTGTCTCTGAGTGTAAAAGAGGTTGTAATGAACCCAGTTCTAGAGCTTGATAACCACGTTCACACATGAATTTAACCGCTTCACAAATACCAATAAAGATATCAGGTGTAGATTCAAATTTGGTTTTGTAGACATCATCCTCAAGAGATTTCAACACACTCTTACATGATTTCTTCACACTCTTAGGAACAAAGTTAAGCATAATAGCATAGCACAAAAGACGATAAAGTCCTGAAACGAGAGGACTTCTCTTGAGTTCCTGGTATTTGTCCAAGAATTGTTGAATTGAATCAAAAACCTCAGAAGGTCCTTGAGGCATCTCTGCAAACAGATTACGGGCTCTCTCAAGCAATTCTTTAAAATAAGGATTGCGATGGAAAGGAACACCAGTCCGATTACGTACAAATTGAGCAATAGCCAAAGTACATGCCGACACTGAATTAGAAACACAAAGCGTAAGTGTCAAAGTTATGACATCTTCAATAAGTGTTTTAATCCATGGGTCAGCCATATCTGGCCAAAGCTCATTGATGAGGCCTAAAATTGATTCAAGAGAATCCATAACTGACATTGACATCTGAGGAGAAGAAGTAGAGAAATCAAAGTCATCTTCATTGAGTAACTCCATAAGAAACTCACGCTCTTCTTCATCAAATTCTCCATAAGAGGTTGTTATAGTATGTTCGGTATTAAGAAACTCACCATAAACATGTTCCTCAGAAAATGGCACATCTGGCATTAAACGATTGTATCGCTCATTTATTTGTGCCAAACCCTTCAGAAAATTAATATCATTAGGGCTTACAATCTGAGGACGAACTTCATTACGAAGATCATCAAATTCTTGACGCAATTCAGTCACTCGTTTAGTGACCATCGTCTCCATATTTGTTGAAAAATCTTTAACCAACTTATTAACATTAGAAATATCTAAAGCCATGGAATCAATCTTTTTCGTCATGATATCCATATTTTTGAGTTGAATTTTACTCTCACATTCTAATGTAAAAATTCCTACACTATTGGATTGTGCAACATTTATATTTTTATTTATTGTTTTATTTAAATTTTTCATATGCAATGCAGTATCGCGCATAGATTCTATGTCTTTCGAGATAAGATCATTCTGCATCCACTGCGTACTCAAAATTGTGTCTAAAATTGTGGCTACTTCAGCCACATTATCAGACTTTGCAGGCGAAGCTGCTTTACTATTTTTGGGACCATTTACTTTTTGTTTTTTGTTTGTACTTGAAGACATTGTTTGAAAAAGTTTAGGGTATACACCCTTAATATCAGGTCAAAATAATAATATACTAAAAGTTCTAGGAACTAGATGGAACTGTACTCTATGATTCAATTTCGATCTACGACCCGGTCCAATGGGTGCAAATCTATAATTCCTTCCAATCGTAATGTCACTACTTAATTTAAAAGTCTCCTATCGACGTACTTGGGGTCCTACTTATGTGTAGAGCGACCCTCTTACTTCCGTGATGATCAACAAGAAAATTTTATGAGTGTTAGATAAATGATAGTGATATAAATCACTACCAACCGAGGAAAGGGCGGGAGATTAAATCCCTATATGGAAATTAAAATCTGACACGAAGGCCTACGTTATCCATTTCGTAAATAAAACTTAAAGAAATTCTCATTTCGTCCGTCATTAGCATTTTCATAGTTGAATGCAAACTGTGTTTAAAAGTTAAATGGGAGGGGGAGGGGTGAGGGTGTTAAACACCCTACAGGCTGTTTACATGCGCCATCATGGTTCTCACTATTTAGGATGTGATGATCCGGGGGTTTATATTTCCAGTTTATTTGTGTGAGTTGTGGGCTCACGTGGAAAGGGGGTTTCAAATTTTATTAATGTGAGATTTGGACTCACGGGGGGGGAGGGGGGGTCCAATTTTTATTAAAGAGTGTTATGGGCACTCGTTAGAAATACAGGTTGCTCAAGCATCCACTTGCTTTCAATAAAAGTCGTGTTCCGAAGATTCGCGACTAAATCGATGAACAAGCAATTACTTTTCTAAAACCGCAAATCTCTCTGGTATCCACTGTTTTCCGTTAGTTTAAAACTCGGTCCAAACAGCAATTGCTAGAGCAGAATACGTACATGTATGTCATATAAT